TCAGGCTATAAAAGATTATAAACACCTTCTAGATATAAATCATCACGCGATAAATTTTGAAAAAATGTTATTTGAGTCTAAAAAATCAAATTATGTTCAACCAATTTCTGAATCTGATAAAAAAAAAGCAGAAATAGCAGATATGCATCTTAGTTTTTTTTAGTAGATGACCAGCCAGTAGAACTATTAACAAATTTTTTAAATAAAATAGCTGGTGATAAAAATTTAGAATTTATAAAAGAATATATAATTAATAATGTAAGTAATATTGTAGCAAAAGGAGGAGCATTAAAAAAAAATTACACCAAAAAAAGAAAAACCAATAAAAGAAAAAAACTAACAAAAGGGAGAAAAAATAGTCTTTAATTTTATTTAGATTATCACATAAATAAAATTAAAATAATAAATAATTGCAATTGTATTTTTAAATGTTTTCTAAGTTATTGATTGACATAAATTATTTTTTTTCTAACTTGTTTCTTTTTTTTAAGTAAAGTTTCCGCTTCAATATTATTTGTAACTATTTCTGAATACTCATCTTCTAAAATTTTTTTGATATAATTATAGATATTATACAAAATATGTTGATCACACTTACCAACAATTAAAACACTTCCCGTCCGAAATATCATAAATGAAATTTTGAAAATATTATCAGAATTATTGGTAATATCTATATTGTTAATTTGCCGTCCACTATTATAAGCAATGTCTGTATCATAATAAAATTCACATTGAATACCTGGATATGAGCATGGATCAAAAGAAGTATTAATTTTATATTTATATTTTAAAATATCAAATAATTTCTCTCTATTTATGTAAAATCCACAATTAAAATTAGAATTAATAAGAACGGTTTCAGTTTTTTCTTTTAAATAATATAAATTATTAGAAGAAACATATGGTTTAAGTGTTTTTATTAAATTATCTAATACAATTATTAATAAATCATCATTTTGTATTCCAGGAATTTCTAATTTACCTGTATTAAATACTTTAATATGTATTTCTCTAAAAATATCATTATATAAAACTCTCATTATTAAAACAAAACAATTATAAAATGCACTCTTTTTTTTTGTTCTATAACTTACAATATCTTTTTTTGACAAACCAATACTTATTTTACGAATGTCTTTAAACTTTATTCTACCTTCCGGGTTCATAATTTGTGTTATAATATTTTCTTCAACATATTTCAATTTTTCTAATTTTTTTTCAACAATGTCGATGTCTTCTTTATTTGTAAAATTGAACTTCATCTGTTTTTTAATAATTCCAACTTTAGGAATATTATAATCTATTATTGGAATTTTCCAAAATATTTCATGAAGATTTATTGGAATCGATAAGTAAGATATTTTTGTTTTTGTTGATATATATAATTCACTTGCTTTAGGGATGCCTTTTTTATTATCTATATTAATATTAGTAATATTAATAGTATCATTTAATAAAAATTTATCCCATTCTTCTTCCAAAATTTCGTCCATTTTAATATAAATAATTTTTTATTTTTAATTATATTTCAATTATTTTCTAATTATATTTTAAAATGAATAATTATTCATATGATTGTAAAGAACCAGTTATACCAAAATCTCTTCCTATTAAAATAGTTAAAAAAAATAATGTAAAAAATCAAAGTGTGAATAATATTACAGATGAATATTTATTAGATTTCAACACTTTTAACCCTAGCAAATTTTCTCCTCCTTCAGAATGGAAATTTAGATTGGAATCTAGAATTAAAAGTTATGAAAATTTACAAGTATTTGTTAATAATTAAATATAAATATGATAATATGTAATTGATATCTGTATCTAAATTACGTATAATAATTTTAAACTTATCTATATATTCAGTAATATTATCTTTAAAATCAAAAATTATATATGAAGAATAATTTTTAATTATATTTTTTTTATCAATATTATAATTATTACTTAAACTATTAAAGTATTTGATAAAATTATTTAAATCATTAGTTTTTGCATATTTTGTTATATTTTTATAATTTTCATTATTTAATATGTTATCATTTTTTTTTGATTGAAGATGATTTATCATACTTCTAACGTCGGATTTATAGTAATTATATAGATTTTCAAAACAGCTATTACTACAGTCTAATTTCTCATTGTTTTTTATATTAGTCAACATAGATATTATATCTTTTTTTGGCAGTTCGTTAAATTTTATTCGTATGAATAATGATTGTAGAGCAAAATCTACCTTACTTATATAATTGCAAATTAAACAAAAACGAATATTATTTTTATTCTCTTCTAATAAATATTTCAATGCTTGTTGTGCATTTTTTGTCATATAATCAACTTCATCTAATATTACAAATCGCATTCCTTTTATAAAAAGACAATTGCTATTCACAAAATTATTTATTTGATTTCTTATTATATCTACCCCTCTCTCATCTGACGCATTTAAGTGTATTATTAGACTTTTATTAACTTCATTGTTATTTTCTTGATATTTATTTATTAAATTAATAATAGTTGTTGTTTTTCCAGAACCTGGGGGGCCATATAAAAGAAGATTTGGTATATAATTAAATTTTAACATATTTTCAAATATTATCTTATTATAATTATCTAGAACAATCTCATCAAAATTTTCTGGTCTATATTTTTCTACCCATGGAATATTATTTTTATTACTTATCATTTAAATTTATTACTCAAATTAAATTTAAATTGATTTTAAATTTAATTAAAATATAAAATTATTTTTATAATAAAATATGGGAACCCTTGAAATAATTATGGGACCAATGTTTTCAGGAAAGACCGAATTACTTATTGAAAAATATAATACATATAAAAAACAATTGCAAGAAGAAAAGCTTATTTCTTTCAATTATTATAAAGATAATCGCTATGGAAATAATAAAATTATTTCTCATAATTCCAAAGAGATTCCTTGTATTAATATAGAATTAGTATCAGAAATATTTAAAGATGATAATTTTTCAAAAAGAACACATATTTTTATAAACGAAGCGCAATTCTTCCCTGATTTAAAACAATCTATTATCAAATTAGTCGAAGAATATAATAAAAATGTTATTATTTGTGGTTTAGACTCAGATTTTAAGAGAGAAAAATTTGGTGATATGTGGGATCTTATTCCATTTTCTGACTATATTGTTAAACTAAAGGGAAAATGCAATGATTGTAGTATGCCTTCGTTATTTACTTTTAGAATTACAAATGAAAAAACACAGGAGGTTATAGGTATTGATAATTATATACCATTATGTAGAAAATGTTATAATTCAAGGTAAATTCTTATAGTTAGCTCTAAAATATTTATTAAAAGTATTTAAATTGATTTTTTTCTATTTAATTAAATAATGGAATTAAATGATTTGCCTGAAAAAAAGAAACGCGGAAGAAAATCAAAGAAAGAACTAGAAATAATCAAAAAATTAGAATTGGAAAAAACACACGAAGATAATGTTATTAAACAGCCAAAAAAGAGAGGAAGAAAACCTAGAGGTGGGAAAATATTTCCAAAAATTGATACTAATAATTCAGTTAATAATGAAAAAAATAATATTATTTTACATTTAAAATGTAGTATGAGTGATATTGATAATAATAATTATCATGAAAACATCGAACATTTTCAATTTAATGAAAATAAAATTGGAGATTTAAATTATGAAGTAATAAATAAAAAGGAAAATATTAAATGTTCTTCTTCTAATCATAGCACAGATATTATTACTGAATTAGATAATGATAAAGATAAAGATACAACTCATAACAGTAAAACTATTCATGAAAAAATAGAAGCTTTATCATATAATTTACATACAAATAATGTATGCGATAAAAAATGCGCTTGTTTTTGGTGCACATATGATTTCGATAATACACCTATATATATTCCAAAATATGAATTAAATAATTCATATAATGTATATGGATGTTTTTGCAGCCCAGAATGCGCTTGTGCATTTCTTATGAATGATAAAGATATTGATAATGCATCGCGTTTTGAAAGATACCAACTATTAAATAATATTTATTGTAAAATATATAATTATAATATTAATATTAAACCCGCTCCTAATCCTTATTATACATTAGAGAAATTTTACGGCAATTTAACTATTCAAGAATATAGAAAATTACTAAAAAATGAAAGGTTACTTTTGATTGTAGATAAGCCATTAACTAGGATATTACCAGAATTATATCATGAATATTATGATAATAATTATTTAAATAAAGGATTGCAAAATAATTCTATTATGAAAAAAAATACAACTATTTCAAAAATTAATATATTGAGTGAAAATTTTAATTTAAAATAATTTGATAAAAATAAAATAAATTATTTTAATAGATAAATCGATTTTTTTCTTTATTATATTCTAGTTTTTATTTTCCATAGTATTTATTTCTTTTTGCATTTTTTCTATATATTCTTGTTTTTCCTTTTCATATTGTTGTTTAGCTCTATAACTTTTACAGCCATCATCCATTAATGATCTTATTTCTCTATAAATTTTTTGATTGATTGTTCCAGAATCCTTATTCAATTTTTTCTCTATTCCTATTTCATTTTTTATAACAGTCATATAATCATAATTATTATCTTTCAATTTATCTTTTGCTTCTTCTAAAGATAATTCTGTTTGACGCATTACCATTAACGCCATTTCTTCAAATACTTTTTCGTTTACCATTATATTACTATTTATAATATTTTTTAAATGATATTAAATAGATATAATTAATATAATTAAACATATGAATAGTAACGAAAATATTCATACAATTTTTTCAAATGTTATTGATGAATGGTCTGAAAATTTTAAAAATGAGATCGCCCCTTTATTAAAAATTGTAGATAATATTCATATGAAATATAATATTATTAATGAAATTTTAAAATCTATGCCGGAATATAAATTACTTGAAGAAGATAATAAAAAATTAATTATTGAAAATTTAAAACTAAAAAATAAATTACAAAATAATATTACTTTACCTGAAGACTCTAAAGAAGTAGAATTATGCATTAATGATTATGAAATGTTAGAAAGTAATAATAAAATTGATTTTCTAGAAAATCACGATAATATTATTATTAACAATACCCTAAAAGAAGATAAAATAAATCAAACTGATCCAGAATGTATAAGTGAAAAAGAAAAGAAAAATATTAAAACTAATTATTGTAGTAAATTAAAAGATAAAGGCGATGAAGAAGAGAAAGACGACGAAGAAGAGAAAGACGACGAAGAAGCGGAAGGTGAAGAGGAGAAAGACGACGAAGAGGACGAAGAAGAAGAAGGCGAAGAAGAAGAAGGCGAAGAAGAAGAAGGCGAAGAAGAAGAAGGCGAAGAAGAAGAAGGCGAAGAAGAAGAAGGTGAAGAAGAGAAAGACGACGAAGAAAAAAAAGACGACGAAAAAGAGAAAGAAGATGAAGAGGAAGAAGAAGAGGAAGAGGACGAAGAAGAGGAAGAGGACGAAGAAGAGGAAGAGGACGAAGAAGAGGAAGGTGAAGAACATGAACATATCGATGATAAAGAAATTATTAATGATGATGATGATGATGAAGAAGTTTTTCTAGTTGAAATTCAAGGAAAAAGTTATTACACTAATAGTGAAATAAATGGAGCTATTTATCAATGTTTAGATGACGAAGATATTGGTGAACAGGTAGGAATTTTTGATAAAAATGGAGTAGCTATTTTTAATTAAATATTATATTCTTTCAATATAATATATGTTAATAAATAATTTATGTGGACCTGCATTAATATATTTAGTTTTTTCTTTAACACAAATAATAATAGATATTTTCAAAGAATTATATAACACGGCATTTCTTAAATTTATTGTAATGATTGTTTTTACAATACTTTTAAATATTTTATGTGAAAAAGGTTTAGGCATCGTGTCTTGGTTGATCGTTTTTGTTCCGTTTATTTTTATGACATTAATAACATCTATATTATTATTTACTTTTGGATTAACACCATCAAGAGGTAGAGTAGGAAATTATGAAGTAAAATATTATGAACCAGAAAGACAACCATCTTCATATAATAGTGGTGATGGTGAATTATTAAATAATTATTATGAGGAAGTTGATAAAAAACACCATAAAAAATATGATAAAAAAAATGAAAAATATAATAATAATTACATTGATACACAAGATGATGAAAATTATAAAGAAATTAGAAATAATACTGATAGAACATCAGAAGAATATTATGAAGAACATAATTAAAAAAATTTTATAATTTAAAAAGAAAAGACATTTATAATAATATGAATAAAGTAATCATATTATTAAACAATATATATTATTTACTTATAAAATTCTATACATATTTTCTATTTTATTTTAACAGATTATATAATAAATTCAAAAAAAATAAAAAAATACAGAACTTATTTTATGTAAAAAATTGTATAGAATTTAACGATAATAATGCAATTTTTGATTATGATTTTGTAATTTATAAATATTTATTAGGTGAATTAGTTACGTATAATTTATTTACAAAAAGTGATCTTGATAATATAAACACAAAAATATTTATATCAAATTATCAACCACAACTTACCAAATATAAATTTATATTAGTAAAACTTTTCTATAATAATAAAGAATATGATATAACACATATTATCAAAAATAAAAATAATTACTTTTATGTAGAAAATAATAAATTATTTAATAAAGTTTTTATGATTTGGTTTTGTAAAACATTTTTAAATATTCATTATGATTCGTCAATGTTTATTGAATTATATGATAATTCAATGAATAAACATCAAATTAACAGTGATAATTATATTATTCTTAAAAAAAATAATTTTGTTATTATATAACTATATGATATAATATTCTATTATTATTTGTAAAATAATATAAATAATAATACAATAATTTATAATATATTGATGGAAAAAACCAATGATAATTTACATTACTTGCAAAACAAATGGACACTTTGGGCTCATTTATCTAATGATACTGAATGGAGTTTAAATAGTTATAAAAATATAACTACATTTAATAGTGTTGAGTCTATATTAATTCTATATGAAAATTTGCCAGAAAATATAATTAAATATTGCATGTTATTTATAATGAAAAAAGGAATAACACCTGTATGGGAAGATGAAGAAAATCGCAACGGTGGATGTTTTTCATATAAAATTAGTAATAAAATTGTTCCTCAAATTTGGAAAAATCTATCATATTCATTAATGGGCGAAACTATATCAGACAATGATTCTTTTAATAATAATATCAATGGTATAACTATATCTCCAAAAAGAAATTTTTGCATAGTGAAAATTTGGATTTCTAATTGTGATAATACAGATCCTAATATTATTAAAAATATTGATGGATTAATTTCAAATGAATGTTTCTTTAAAAAACATATTTAATTATTTTGGTAAAGGCGACAAACATAATTTTATTTCCCCAAGAGATGCTACATTGTACTTTACAACCAATGGTAAATCATTTTCTAAATATATTTCGATTTGACTGCATAAATTAGTGCATTTAATAAAATATCCTAAATTTTTTAATGAAAATTCCCCTTGAATAATTTTACTATTAGCTTGTTTTTGAATAAATTCCATAACTCCATCTGATTCTGTTCTAGATATTTCAGCACTGGCAAATTGCCCTTGACATCTAAAAATTAATTCTGAACCAACAGAATTTATTTCTATTTTATCAGAAATACATGATAAGTCACGAATTATTTTTTGAAAATCACTTGACGGTAAATTCAATACGGAACCAAATTTTACTTCTGGCAATTCTAATTCTTCTTGATCTGGTTCAATTAATCTTAATTTTTGTGTTTTACATTGTTTAATATCACCATTTTCAAATTTTAAACCTAGATAATGTACAATTCCGTCGCTATAATCATTATTTTCAATATAGATTGTTAATGTATCATCATTATCTATTGTATTAATTAATTTAAATAAATGAAACATATTAACACCTATAACTATTTTTTCACTTTTACATTCAAATAATTCAAAATTTTTAGCATCTAAAAATAAATGAGCTAAAATAGTATGTGTTCTATCCATATTAACAATTTTCATTCCATTACTTTGAAATGTAATATTAGTTTCTAATAATATATCTTTCAATGCAGTCATTAAAGTTCTAAATGGTGCGATTTGAACTGTTTGAATTGTTAATATATTATTTTCTTTATTTGACATATAATTATCTATTATGTGTATTTTTTAAATACTTATGGAAGATTAATAAAATTATATATTTATTATTAATAGAATAAATAGAATAAATGCTTTTTTTATTTACCTATTTTAATAAAGTAAAATGTTTTTTCGTAAAATATTTTATCCATTTCTTAATTTCATATCTATTAGACATATTCATACAAATCCCCCATCGTGTTACTTATCTCAAAAATCTATAAGAAATTATATTAATAAAGGTTATCTAGATGTTTGGGATATATATAATACTTCGTATAATCATTATAATTTATACAATATTAGAAATAATATTTATACAATAGAACATATTTGGCCAAAATCATTTTTAAAAAATAATTTACTTTCAAAATATGACTTACATAATTTGGGTATTACTAACAGTTTCTATAATGTTCATAGAAGTAATTATAAATACACCGATTACTGTCCTATTGTTTATTCTTTATATAAATTAAGTAATGCTATGGAAATTATTGAAATAAATGATAATAATAATTTAAATAGTAAAACATATAATTATAAAAATTGTGCTTTAAAAATATTTATACCAATTGAATCTTCTAGGGGTGAAATCGCTAGATCTATATTATATATGTCAAATTTATATGGTAAAAATAATATAAATGAAATTATAGACGAAAAATTATTACATCAATGGAATAAGAAATATCCTCCTACTGAAAGAGAGAAAAGAAAAAATCTTCAAATATTTAAATTACAAGGAAATAAAAATCCTTTTATAAATTGATCTTATATGCAATAAATAATATATTTAATACATTTAAATATTAGTTAAAATAATGATTTTAGGTCAAAAACATATAAAATATAAATATAGTATTGATGATTACATTTTAGCAGCAATGAGTTTATATCTAGATGTAATTAATATGTTTCTATATATTATTCAATTTTTAACACTAACTTCAAGTGATTAATTATATAACTCATAAAATTGTATATAATTAATTATATAAATTATTTGACTTAACAATTATATTTATCAAAGATAGTTAAATTACTTATATTACATGAGTGAATGTCATTAATAATAATTTGATTATAATTAATATCAACTTTTAATTTTTCTCTCAAAGTATTATTTATTTTTTGTAATTTTTCAAACATTTGTTGAGAGAATAAGCAATTATTTGTTGATTTTATTTTACAAATTATTTGTTTTGATATTTTTAAAAACATATCTTCCATTCTTGCTATTTGTATACATAAACTTGGGGCTTGTAAATTATTTATAATATGCTCAAATTCTTTATTACTTTCTAATGAATTAAAATTAAAAAATTTTGTAACATATTTTCTTCTTCCAGCTAATAATTTATAATTATTATCTATTAATCTCTCAATAGAACATTTCAAAACTTTTATTCTCTCGCCACCTTTTAATCTTACTTGCTTAACTTTTCTACTACCATATCTTGAACCCATTTTTTTTAATATTTTTGTAGCCATTTTTAAAGCCTTGCTATTTTTACTACAACCTTCTCTCAATAAATTTATATCGACTGCTGATGCTTTGCCACCAGTTATGGCACTAGCTAAACGAGCCCTAGCCCATGATTCCGCTGTTTGATTGGGGCGTGAACCAGATGAATAATATGCGCCTCTCCCTTTATTTGCTATTTTTTTTAATGTTTTCATGGAGCATTTTGTTTTTTTAACTAAATTTTTAGATGGTTTGATACTTTTAATTTTATATATTCTTTGGGCATTTAAAACATGATTTGAT